GCCGTCAAGGTCCTTGCCCGCCTTGATGTCGTTCTTCAGCTTCGCCGTGTCTACCTTCGGTTCCTGGGGAATAAGGTACTCGCCGGGAATCATACCGGTATCAACCTGGTCAAGCACAAGGCTCGGCGGGTTCTTCTGAATGTTGAAAGAGAACAGCGGTGTCTTGAACTTGCGCTTGCCGGTCACTTCCATGGTGTCCTGCAGGTTCTCCTTCATGCTTGCCTTGTGGTTTTCCAGTGAGGCCACATGGGTCTTCAGCCGGTTGATTTCCGCTTTGCATACTGCAATATCGCCGTCAATGTTGCGGATGATTTTGGCGTAGCCTTCTGCTTTCTCTTCCAGTGCCATGTTAAGGTCGGCCATGGCGTTTTCAAACGCTTCCGGGTCAGTGTCCGGGTCTTCTGCCATCTCCAAAAGCATCATGAAATCTGCTGTTAACTCGTAAAGCGTGCTCATATCATTCCTCCTCTGTGTAACTGTCCCATTTCTCTACGTGTCCGTCTGCCAGAACCTTGCCGGTCTCCGACATCCACTCTCTGTCGCCGATGTAATACAGATTCAGCGGAACAGGGTTTGTCTCACCGTACAACTTGCAGGCATACATTTCGAACGCTGTCGAATACCAATCCTGCACTTCCAGAGCCGTCATGCCCGGGGCAACATACTTCCAGAAATCCTTAGTCTGCCGTGGCTCCTCCGGGAACTCGTCCTTTACCGTGTACTTCCAGTCAAATCTGACCATTGCCAAACACCTCCTCCATCATTTCATTCTTCGGCGGGTGGAGCCGCTTCCATTCTGCTTCCAGTGCCTCAATACGGTTATTGATAACCCCACGGCCATAAGGGCCATACTGCTCGATAAAATCTGCAGCAATGTCAAGCACCCGCTTCCAGTAGTCATCTCTGTGGCCGAACTTCTGAAGCGCTCCCGCCCATTGCTCATAGGCCTTGTCCGCTTCAGCCCGGATGCTGTCTTCTTTATCTCGAATGTGCTGTAATGCTTCATTCATGTTTCCTACCTTTTCTACGTACCTTGAAAATCACCATTGATGACCATTGATACCATTGATAATCAATGGTGCCATCAATGGTGGCATCAATGGTAATCCCTTATAAATGGTAACGGCTTTTTATAGAAGTCACCTTTTAAGATTGGCTTATTTAAGCCATTCTTCGGGTGTCATCAATGGTATGTCTTCATTTTCATCAATGGTATCAATGGTGAATTTTTCAATTCTATATATCGTTGGCCCTGTACCATTGTTTATGAACGTAACTTTTATGCCGTCTTCCTTCATAAATCTGCCCTGATGCCGGTGGAGGAACCCCCCGATCAGCTTGGGCGATTCAGTTATCGGTTCGCCGACTTCCAAACTCAGCTGGATCAAACCACTGCACCGGCCCTTCCAGAAGGAATATCTTTCGACTGCCTTAACAATGGCCTTGCGAATGACTGATCTTTGATATTCGGCTAATGCTTCTTCCTGTTCTCTGCTTGCTGAATCAACCCCCGCCACTATTGACCACCTTGCATCTTCCAACTGCACATTCAGCTCCGGGAGGCCGTCAATGGTCTTGCCTTTGACCGATATGTGTATTGGATCCCCCGCCCGCTTTCGGAACATTACCATCATCTGAGTAGCAGCGCCCTGGAGGCCGGTGCTTCCAAGGATGTTTGAAAACGGGTCATCCGGGTCAACTGCTTTCCTGTCATGGCAGACCAATATGATTGAAATGTGGTGCTTCTGTGCCAGTTCATTCAGCGGTGTTATGTCCCGGTAGGCGCGCTCATATTCTGATTCCTTCATGCTCTTTGCCGGTGATCGGATAATCTGGAAGACGTCAATGACCACGATGCCGATATTGGGATCCTCTTCCAGGTAAGCCTCTATCTGTTCAATGAACCCCTCTTCAAGGGAATCCGTTTCCGTTTCCAGATAAAAGTTCCCCGGAACAGGCTCACCGTGCAGGACCTTTCGGAGGCGCTTCTGTTGAAGCTGTTCCGATGTTTCAAGGTCAAGGTAAAGGGTCGAGCATTTGTTGGTGTGGTATCCAAGGAAATCTTCTCCCTTTGCCACCGCAATGCACATGCTCAAGGCCAGCCAGGACTTGCCCAACTTCGGCTTTGCTGACAGGATGCAGGTCCCTTCGACCAGCAAGGGCAGTTCGTTGTCCACCCCGATCAGAACTTTTGGTTCCGGCAGGTCCTTCTCCATCAACGCCTCAGCAGTCTTCAGCTTTCGGATCTTTCGCTTTTTCTTCTCCTTTGGCTTCGGATCCGGCGGATGCTCTGCTTCTTCCATGGCCTTTTTGCGGATGTGCTCACGGTATCCGTTGTCTATGCGTTCAGCATCCATGGCGTCCTTGTCATCGTAGGCATCGGGCTCAAACTTCAGCCGGACATCCTGCCATTTGTACTGCCGGCAGCTGTCATGATGGCATTTGAAAGCAATGGCCCCGTTGTGGTAATGGAAGATCTTCGCATCACCCTCTTTATGACTTGGATCAAATGGGCACTCTTCCAGCTCGTAGATTTCTGCCCGGTCATTTGAGCGCACGTTGTGGACCGTCAGCCCATGCTCACGCATGAAAGTCAGCAGGTCAAATGTCTGCTGTTGAACACCCCGCCCCGCTGGGCGCCGGTCTGCTTTCGGTTCATCGCTTGGCAGCTCCGCCGCCAGTTTTCGCAGGATTTCTTCCTGTGTTCGCTGGATTTCATCCGGGACGGACAGGATCCTGCTCATGCGGTGCGGCCTTTTCTGAGTTGACCGGCCCTTTTGGGCCATGGTCCCATGGAGCTTACAGATCCGGCTTGGATTGCTGTTGGCGGTGTCGATTTTCACCTTGTCGGTACTGAACATGTCAGCCAGGACTTTCAAGCAGCGCTCGATGATGCCAACATTCTCTTTTGTGTTTGGGAGCGAAATCTTGTACAACAAATGGATGCCATTGCCAGACATTGCCCTGATTGGTTCTGCAAAACCCATGCCCCTCAAATAGTTCATGACCTTTTCTGCCAGACCGTAAGCAAGCTGCAGTTCTTCGTCACTGGAAGAGATGCCGACTGTTCTGATCGGGTCAAGGTCAACGAACAGCCAGCGATATGCAGCTATGTCCGTGTCACTGGTTGTCTGAGGGGCCTTGAGGAACTGTTCGCTCTGAGCACGAGCAAAACAGTCCTCTTTTATCTGCCCCAGGGTGATATAGACGTTCCGGCTTCTCATGTCGATGGTGTCAAAGGCTTTCAGCAGGGTGTCAGCATCCCGGAAGTATCCGCTGAGGATGTCTTTTTTAGCTGTGCCTATTGCCCTGACCTCAAAAATGTTTCCATCTCCCTGCAGGACCTTTATGGCTTTGCTGACTTCCTCAGCGTTAATAAATTCCTTCCATCGCATGATCGTTACCTCTTAGAACGGGATCTCCTCTTCATCCGTTCCTGTTGTGTCGTTAACATAGCTGTCTGCTGTTGTGCTGGTGCTTGCGGTCTTGACCGTTGAAGCATCATGGCCGGGCAGATATTTGGGTTCGGGGATCTTCTGATCATTTACCTTGTTCCAGTCACAGAACCACCTGGGCACTCTGCGCATTGTGATCTTGCCGTCATATTCGTTTTCTTCTTCGCCGTAGACCACGCCGATCTTTTTGCCCTTGAACTGCTGTCCCCAGTTGGAACCGCCCCACTGGATCTGCACGCCGTTGGACTTCTCAAAGCATGTGCAGAAGGTCTTGAACTGCCTGCTGGTCTTGGAGCGATCCTGGGCATCATAGACGAAAACCCACTTGGTCCCGTTGTAAGGCCATTTCTTATCATCGCGATCATCAGACTTAAAAGCTCTGGAATGGTATTCCGGCTGTTTGTCATTACCGGCAAAGTCCAGGACCACCACGACCATCTGAACACCGCTCCCGGATGTTGTTTCTGATACCTGCTTGATGACGGCGTAATGTCCGCCAAGTTCTACCGGTGTAAAATCACCTGATGCCTTTGCTTCGTCATATCCTGTCGGTTTCTGCATATTTATTCATTCCTTTCTAATTTCTCAACCTCTTCCATGAGGATGTTAATGTTTGGATTTTCGATATAATGCCGGTGAAATGATTCCGGCGTATGGTCAAACGGGCCCTTCTTTCGGCCTGCCTCCTGCCTCAGAGGATTGCCGCCTCTGACCTTTTCCCCGTAGTATTCATCCAGGAACTCTTCCACGGACAGCCCCCTGGCCTCAGCCTCAAAGAACAGCTCATACCGCTTGTTTCTGATGAATAAGGAAATGTCATAAGGATCAATCTTCGGATGCCTTGTCAGATTCATGTCCCGGAAATAGTCATCCAGGAGCTGCCGGCAGACATCACGCCCGCAAAGGTTTGCGTCTGATTCGTTTCTGCTGATCAGTCTGTCCTGCTTCCAGTACATGTGGCAGAGCCGGGCCGTGTCGGCGAGGCTGTAAACATCCCAGTGTCCTGCCTCTTTGCCCTTCCAGAATTGTTGTTTGTGCCAGCTCTCATGAAATTCCTTGTGGCAGGCAGCACACATGGTGATTACGTCCCTCATGCGCTCACTTCCAAGCCGCTGATAATGTAAATGGTGTGTCTGAAAAGCCTGCCCGTGCAGGTCCCGATGGCAGACCACGCACCGGCCACCATCAAACTCAAATCTTGCCTGTCTGACTTTTTGCCATCTCGGATGTCTCTGGATGTATTCCTCATAGTCAATGACGGATCCGTCCGGCAAATAAGCGAGTCCCAATTATTCACCTCCCTCCAGACCGTAGTACGCCCGGATTGCATCATCCACGGCCTTTAAATCATTTGGTATTTCAACTGCCGGAAACATTTCCTCCGGGGCCTTGGCGGTGCTGATCTCGTCCGCCTGGGTGTAAAACTTATGGTCCTGGCAGTAGATAACGATGTCGAAGCAGCCCTCAAGGGTCAGCTTTTCGTCAAGCATCTTTCCGATGGTCTTTGCCTTTTCTCTGCCGTCAAGACCGGTATCGGTGTGATGCAGGAAGTAAACGATTTTGCTGTCATCTTCCAGATCGTTGATGAAATGGATCAGATTACGGAAGTTGACCGCCATGTCGGTAAACTTGTCGTAGGTTTTTTCCTTGGCCCTGTCGAACAGTTCATTGACCAGAAGGTACTGGCTGTCATCGATCACGATGGTCTTGGCCTTTGCAGCTCTGATAATCTGCTGGATCCAGGAATACCTGGCCACAGATACCTTTGCAGAGGAATTGTATTTAGGATCCTGCTCAAACTTCGGGATCCTTGTTGTCTTGATGGAAGTCTTGAAGGGCAGGCGCCCCTTTTCTACGCTGATCACTCCCACCCGCTCAGGGCAGTCATTGAAGCCTTTAAGGCTGTATGTCTTGCCGGACCCGGACCGGCCCATGATGAAAACGGGAATTGCCATCATTCCACCTCCTCTTCTTCGTCTGCCTGTCTGACCCATTCCGTGTAATCGTTTCCCAGGAATTCGTCTTCATAGTCACGCCAGCTCAAACCATAGGCTTCTCCGACCGCTACGCCTTTGCGGTCATCATCTGCTTCAAGGACGGACATACAGCCGCTTTCATCAAAGAAATTTCTTGCTCTGACTTCTACGCATGCGAGGCCGTACTTGTCGCGGATGCGCTTGACCTCTGTCAGAAGCGGCTTCATTTCTTCAATGGCCGCCATTCGCTTTTCTTCATTTGTCATTCTTGTACCTACCTTTCCGACCATGTATAATGGTCTTGAATCTTATTGGTTTAGCCCTGTGGAAGCTCCTACCCTTCCATGGGGCTTTTTATATTGACCGTTGCTTGAATGTGTAATGCGTGCATTT